ATTGGGCAGTTCGCCAACGCTGTGCATCATGGATGAGCGTGCGCATTGGCCAGATTCTAAGGGCGATGATTTGGAATCCGCGATCTTGTCCGGGCTGGGAAAGCGTAACGGCGTATGCCTGATGATTTCCACTAGCGCATCGAGCAACGCGCACAGTTTTAGCCGCTGGCTGGATGCTCCCCCTCCGTTTACCTACGTGCAGGAGCATCGCCCCGCGCCCGGTCTACCGGTAGATGATATGGAGTCGATCCTACTGGCGAATCCCGGCTCGAAGCATGGCATCGGCTCGAACCCCGAATGGCTACAAACTCAGGCCGCGATGGCGATCGCCCGCGGTGGTAACGTCCTGTCGAAATATCGGTTGTTCAACCGCAACGAGCGCACCAGCGGCGAGCGGCGCGACCGGCTAATGACCCTGGACGAATGGCTCGAAGTCGAGAGCAGCGAGCCGCCCCCACGCGAAGGCCACGCCATTGTCGGCATTGATCTAGGCGGTACGTCGTCTATGTCGGCGGCGGCGATGTACTGGCCCACAAGCGGCCGCCTGGAGGTGTTCGGCGCGTTCGGTTGCGACCCAACACTCGAAGATCGCGGACAACGCGACGCGGTGGGTCACGGTTACGTTGAGATGGAGCAGCGCGGCGAGCTGGTCACGATGGGGCAAAAAGTTGTCCCGGCGGATAGCTTTATCGCCGAGATCGTCAAGCGCCTGAACGGCTGGCCAATGGCCTGCATTGTTGGCGACCGGTTCCGCAAGGGCGAGTTTCAAGAAGCGCTGTTTGCAGCGGGCGTGCGTGTGCCGACCATCTATCGCGGGCAGGGCTTCAAGGATGGCGGCGAAGATACCGGCCGCTTTACCAAGGCCGTGTTCGACGGGCGCGTAAGCATGTTCCCGTCCCGGCTCATGGCGTCCGCAATCAATGATGCCGTCGTTGTCACCGACGATGCCGGCAACGCGAAGATCACGAAGAAGCGCAGCCTCGGGCGTATCGACGCGGTATCGGCAGCCGCGCAGGCCATAGCCGAGGGCGTGCGGCGACAGGATCGCCCGATACCAGAGCGCAAGGGCCTGACATGGGCATGAAAAGAGACCGCCCCAGCACCCGAGTACAGCGTGATCGACGCTGGCCGGCGCTACGCCAGGCCGCCCGCCGTCGCGATGACTGGCAGTGCGTGGCGTGTGGCCACCGTGGCCGCGTCGAGGTGGATCATATACAGCCCGTGCGTAACGCGCCCGAGCTGGCGTTCGACCTGAGCAATCTGCAATGCCTATGCCGGCGCTGTCATTCCAGAAAGACCCGTGTCGATCTGGGGATGAGCATCGCGCATAACAGGGAGCACGTGCGGTTTATGGCCCATATCAAAAGCTTATCGTCTAATAATTGAAGACTTGTGCAAGTGTTTGATATACTGTAAGGCACGTGTACACGAAACAAACGAGATAGATTTATGCTGGAATCCGCGAAGATTCAAAAGCGCCAATCTGAGATTCGCGAGAATCTGGCAGGGCTGGCCGCAACCGAAGCGCCGAGTGACGATGAAGTGCGCTCGCTCAAAGACCTGAACCGCGAGTATCAGGTGAACGAATCCCGGTACCAGGCCGCGATCACTTCGGAAGACAGCGAACGGCGCGAGGCCGGCGCTGACCTTGAGACCCGCTCCGGCTCGGAATGGGACTCGCTGCTGGATCAGTTCGAAGTGCGCAGCGTGTTCGCCAACCTGGGCGGCGGCGAGAACAGTCCGCTATCTGGCCCCACGAAAGAAGTCGTGGATGAAATGCGCAGCAATGGCAGCTACTCCGGTACGCCCGTACCCTGGGAAGCGCTAGAGCAGCGCGCGGCGACGACCAGCGGAACAGTACCTGACCCGGTTAGCACGCAGTCGATCATTGACGCGTTGTTCCCCGGTTCCGTGGCCGCCCAGATGGGCGCGCGGATGGTTGACATCGGCAGCGGCGCCAATGAGTACCCGGTCAACGTCAACAAGATTGCCGTGGGGTGGGCCTCGACCGAGGGCGGCGACGTTGCCTCCAGTACCGAGTACAAGACCGAAAACCGCGTGCTGCGCCCTGACAATACGCTCGGCGCGACCGTTTCGATTACCCGCAAGGCACAGTTGCAGAGCGCGGGCATCGAGCAGGCAATCCGCCGCAATGCGCGAAGCGCCATGCAAACCGAGATGGATAAATCGGTATTCCAGGGCAGCGGCGCTACCGGCCAGCCACTCGGCGTAATCACGGGTGCGACTACCTACGGCATCGAGACTACGCCCGTGGATGCCGCGGCGACCTATGCGGCCTATCGCGCGGCGGCCGTCGAGTTCATGCTCGCCAACGGCGCGACCAGTGTTAGCGATATTCGCGCATTGATCCGGCCCGAGATCATGGACTCCATGGATGGCCAGATTTTCGATGCAGGTTCCGGGCTGACAGAGTTCGACCGGCTCATGGCCAAGCTGGGCGCGGTGGTGCTAAGCCACAACGCACTAGCCGAGCCGACAGGCACCACGCCCGCAAGCAATTCCTTGCTGACCACCAAGGCGGGCGGCGTGGAGCCCATCTTTATCGGCCGTTGGGGTGGCATCGACGTTATCCGCGATCCGTATTCCGATGCGCAGAGCGGCGGGCTTCGCGTCACGATGCTGGCCACGCTGGACTGCACCGTTAGCCGTCCCGAGCAGATCCGCATTCTGTCCGGTATCCAGTAATGTTCTGGGCCGCGCCAGACGGCGGGCTTGAAGTCCGCGCCGAGTCGGATGGGAGTAAAACCCTGTCCGGCCGGTTCCCGTACAACTCGCTGGCCACGCTGTCCGATGGTGGCCGGCGTGGCAAGCCGCGTAAGGAGCGGTTCGCCCCCGGTGCGTTCAAGCATTCCGTGGACACGCTGCGCGAGGTGCGGCTGCTAATAGGTCACGATTGGTCGAAGCCGATCGCATCGCGCGGCACCGAGACACTGATCCTCGAAGATGCCGAGGACGCCCTGACGTTCGAGGCGACCATTCCCCCGGAGGTCGTCGAGACCAGTCACTTCAAGGACGCAATGGCGTTGCTGGCGTCGGGCTTGGCGACCGGCATTAGTCCGGGCTTTCGCATCCCGCCCGAGCGCACCGTCGAAAACGCCGAGACCGTCGAGGAAGAAGACCCGGCCGAGGGCGAGGCGCTGATCCGCACGGTGCACGAAGCGATCCTGTCCGAACTGTCTTTGGTCACGAATCCGGCTTATGCCGAATCGTCCGTGGAATCCCGCTCATGGGATGCCGAGCCGCCCCGGTTTGCACGTCCGATGATGTGGTATTACCGATGATCGTTTACAAACAGGACGAAAGTCCGCCCGCGAAATACCCGGATATGGGTGATTATGACCCGGTACTGGAGGCGGCGCTATGGTCACGCATCGAGGTCTATATCGCGTATCGCTGGGGCGAGCGAGCGGTGACGTGGACGCTGGACGGCTCCGGCGATTGGACGCCGCCCCTGACTCCGGCGACCGTGACGACGATCGAGCGCTGGAATGGCTCGGAATGGCTAGAGATCGCCGAGACGGCCGGGCCGCTGGGCTACGATTTCGCGGGCGGTATGTATCGCATCCAGGCCACGGTCGGCAGTACAGACGATGTACCAGCGGATGTGAAGACCGCGTTCGAGCGGCTGGCCGGCTATCTTGAAGATGAAATATCCGTATCCGCATCGGCGACGCGCCAGAACGTGGATTACGGCAACGGCGTGTCGGTTAGCCTGTCCCGCCCCGCATCGTGGCGCGGTAGCGCCCTACAGAATAGCGGCGCTGCTGACCTGCTGCGCAGGTATCGGCGGGTATGAGCGCCCTAAGCAACGCTGCCAAGCGCACGTTCGATGCAATCGGCACGCCCATGATCTACAAGCGCACGACCCAGGGCGAGTATGACCCCGTGGAAGGCACCGCCGGCCCGGATGTGACCACGACGTACCCGATCAAGGCATCCCCGCCCGAAAGCTTTTCGATGGAATATATAGACGGCACGCTTGTACAGCGTGGCGATATACAGATCACGATCGCGGCGGCAAGTCTGCCGTTCGCCCCGGCGCTGGCGAGTTCGGACACGTCCGACGCGATCGAGCTGGACGGCACAACCTACGGCATTCTCCACGTTTCCGCTGGCTATGCCGGCCCCGACGTGGCGATCTATAAAGTACAGGCGAGGGGTTAACAGATGGGCATGCTCGATTGGTTCCGACGCCAGCCCGATGAACAGCGCGCCAGCTATACCCAACAGGCGCTGCAATTTCGTGCGGATACGATCATCGGCCGGCGCAATATGGCCGAGCTGACTGGCACCGTGCAGACCTGCGTGAGCTTGTGGGAGCACGGATTGGCCCAGGCCGAGACCAGCATCGGGGTACTCACTCCCGAGATTCTGGGCATGGCAGGCCGCTCGCTGGGTTTTTGCGGCGAAGCGCTATTCGTCATGCGCGGCGATAGGCTTGTCCCGGCCCACAGTTGGACTGTGACCACGAAGGGTTCGCGCCCGGTTGCGTATCGCGTTGTCGTGCCGGATACCGGCGGCGGTCGATCCGATACCGTGCTGGCCGGCGAAGTCCTGCACTTTCGTATCGGCCAGCCTGCC